ACAATCAACCTCAACCATAGTATTCAAAGACCCACAACTACCTGTATAAACCCTTATTTCTGTATCAAAATTGGTTGAATTATTACAAGTAGAAGCAATTAAATTCTTATCTGTCCCTGTTATTTTATACCAAACATTATTCGATTGAGTAGCACAACTTGACGTACTAGTAGGTACATCAGAAGTTGAACCTATGGTGGAAACAAGACCACTCGAATATGGTGTAGTTATTGTTGTTGCATTTGAACAAAAATCATTATTGTTAGGAGCGCCAGTATATGTCCAAATAAAAATTAATCCTGATGTCGGATAACAAGTACCATTACTGGTGAATCTACAAGTATGTGCATTTGATGTTCCGGCTGTGGTTCCATTAGGCGCTCCCCAATTTGGAGAAGCATCTGGAACTGAGTTTGTCAATCTCCTTGTGTTGTAGTCCGCGTTGGTTGTACCCCTTAAACCAACTTGTGGTTGATATGTTGTACTATTGGCGATAGTTGTCATATTACCATAAACTACTCTAATATTACCAGTTGATTTTTCAATTCTAATTTGAAATGAAAAACGTTCCGTACTACTTTGAAGATACCTTGCACAATTTTGCCATTGAAATACTACCTCTGAACCTAAATCTTCCCACCTTCTTTCATAGAGTTGTGAACTTATTGCGGTACTTCTTAAATCCATACCCAAAGCGGAAATTACACCCGCCGCACCACTATTTGAAGAGATTGGGCCAGTAACCCCATTTCCTGTTGTTGTAGTTGTTGGATTTAACCACAATGAACCATCCGCGGTCATATTAACGGATGTTATGGTTGAACCATTAAATACAAATTGTGAGCCACTTGATAATGTAACACTACTACCATCAGTATCGTATGATGTGACACCACCAGTAGTTGTTACCAACTGAACCCCACCTGTTATTGGTGTATATGTACCTGTAGTTTCACTAAAAGTATAAACGGAAGAAACTTGTGAATTAATGGCACAACTTATTAAGAATGATAATATGAAAATTATTTTTTTCACGGTTTTCCCTTTATTGTAAATATGAATTAATTTGATAAAGGTGCTGATATTTTAGGGTGTGATTGATAGTTTTCGTATTTTTTATTTTTAGATTTTATTCTCCATAAAATAGTTGGTGATGGAATACCTGTCTTTCTCGACGCTTCCGTCAAACTCTCATAAAAAATATTATCAATTTCAACTTGTGTCATATTAGTTGGTTTTTTACCTTTTCTTTTTTCACTCAATTTCTTTTTAGTCTCTTCAGAGTGTTGTTTACCGAAAAATGGGTTATCAGGTCCATTTCTTTCATACTTAATATGTTCCATACATCTTTTTGCTCCCTGACTAATTTTTTTACCACAAACTTCACAATTAGAAATCGATATACCGCCCTTCCAATTTGGGTTAGTCTCCATCGGTTGGGAGTGTTTTTCTTTTTTCTCCTCATCGGTCATTGTGTTATATCTTCTTTTAACCGATTCGGTCATTTTTTCAACAATCTTATCTTTATTAGGGTTTTTTGTTAAGTTATCCCCACCACTTGATTTTAAACCAATATTATATTCTGGATTTAAATCTAAATAATATTGTTCTTTTTCAAGTAAAACCATTTCATCACATTCCTCAACAACCTCAAATAAAAAATTTTTCTCACCATACTTATCCCAAGCTCTTTGTAATATACAATTTATATGGATATTATTTTTTAATTCTCTTTTATGTCTACTTAATCTCTTTTCAATTTGTTTTGATGAACCATAATAACATTTACCATTAACCAAATTTTTAATTCTATATATTCCAATCATACGACTACCATTTAACATAAATATCTACAAAATGTATAAAGTTAAATGGTAACCCTAAGAATTAATTAGAAAGTGGTAATTTTATTGTTGGATGACTTTGATAACCCTCGATTTGAAAATCGGTTATTAAACAACTATTCAAAAATTCGTCAATACCTTCGTTAAAATTAACTTGATTAGAAATAACTAATTTTGGTAACTCAAAAGGTTCTCTTGTTAATTGTTCTTTAATTCCATCGATTTGGTTTAGATAGATGTGACAATCACCCATATTACTAATCAATTCATCAGGAACCATATTAACCATTTTCGCAATTATCTCTAATAGTAATGCGTAGGATGATATATTGAATGGGGTCCCCAACGGAACGTCTTGACTTCTGGCGTTGTACATTAAAGAGATTGCTCTGGTTGGAATGTTATAAGTATCAAATAGTCTATTCCATCCACTCACGTCACTTGGGAATATATCTTTGTTCCAATTTGATTTGTTATATGAATCCATCCGTTCTTGTTCACTTAACTCTCTTGTATAAACTTGAAATCCATAATGACAAGGTGGAAGTACCATTTGATCGAGCTCGGCTGGGTTCCACGCTGAGACAAGTAGGCGTCTTGAGTCGGGATTTGTTTTGAGGTCGTTGATGAGGTTTGCGATTTGGTCGATACCTGGTTTAAGAACTTTTTTAGGTACACCAATCGTAGACCATTCTCCCCAATTACGCCACTGATGCCCATACACGGGTCCTAATTCACCCCACTTATTAGCAAACTCATCATCTGTTTTGATTCTATCAATAAACATTTCTCTTGATAGTGGTATTGGCGCACCGCCTGGAGAGTAAGATTTCCACCATTTTTCATAGTTCTTATAAGCATCCCCATCCCAAATATGACAACCATTGTCAACTAAAAACTTAATATTGGTATCACCTCTTAAAAACCATAACAATTCAGTTACCATAGTTTTCCAAGCCATCTTTTTAGTTGTAAGTAAAGGAAACCCATCACTCATTTTATGACGTATTTGTCTTCCAAATACTGAGATAGTTCCAGTTCCTGTTCGGTCACCTTTTGTTACTCCATTATCCAAAATGTCTTGGAGTAGGTCTGCGTATTGTTTATCTAGTTTGTTCATAAGTTTTAATACCATAACAAAGATAGTTATAAAAAAAAGTAAAATCAAATTAAATTTTGAAACTATTTATCTATTATGAGAGATTTAATTAGAAGAATATTAAAAGAAGCCGTTGGTGTTCCTGAAGGTGTTTTAGAATCGTCCGAAATATTATATAATGAAATATATAATGAATTACAAACCATTCCTAATGAATTAGACAATGAAATGGAATTTGATATTGAAACTGGATTATCTATATCCGACTTATATATTACTGATGTTTTTTTAACAATAACGTTTGAAGAATATGATAAATTATCAGATGTTGAGTTTTATTCTATGGCGGTTGCTCAAAGAACGATTTTTAATAATAAAATTTTAAAATTAAAAGCTAAAATAGATAAAGGTCAAATTAATATGATTATTAATTTGGCAGGACCTGAAGGAACAACAAAAAAAGAAATTATAGAATTTTTTGAAAAAAAATCTAAGGAGATTACTAGTTCTTTGTCTCACGAATTAGGTCACTCATATAACAATTATAAGAAAAAATACAAATCAATAAAAGAAGTTCCGAGTTATGCCGGAATTGCCTCAACATCTTTTCCGTTCTACCCAATACAGAAATTTTTACATTACGTTTATTTTACTCATGCGGTTGAAAATTTGGTTAGACCAATTGAGGTTTCTTCGCTTATGAGGTCTAATGAAATAGATAAAGAAGGTTTTTATGATTTTCTAACAAACAATGAAACTTATAAAATGTTAAAGAAGATTAATAATTTTTCTTATGAAAAAATGAGAGAAGAATTAAAACAGGATTCAAAAGCCGTTAAAATTTTCTTAAAGAGAGTTGGTGTAGAAAATGTTGAATCATTTAAAACCGATGATGAATTAGTTGACGAATTGCTAAGAATTGTTTATATTAATTTAACCAATAATACAATCACCAAAGTTAAAGAAATGATGACAACAAGTGATTTTGAAGAAATTATTGGTTTTATAGGTAAAAAACAAAAAATATTTTATGATATGATTGATTATTTTAATAAATTTGATAATAATATCTTAGGATTTTATTTAAATGAAGAAAAGAAAATGAAAATTGTATCATCAAAAATTATGAAAAGATTATCAAAACTTTGGTCTCTTGCCAAAGAAAAAAATTCATCAATTAAGAATTGGGAATTACATCACAAAATAAATAAAACAGGTGAACAATTTGAAACTGAGTTGAAGTATAGACGTAGAAAGTAAATTAATCGATTATATTAATTGTGTCACCAATCTGATAAATGTTTTTTCTATTTGTAAATGTGACATCACAATCGGTATGGTAAAAATATTTTAATCCGAATTCTATGGATGATTTATTTCTAATTACACTAATACTTGTAATTACACATTTTTTAAATTTAACTTTTTCTTGGGGGTTTTGACAACAGGAAATTAAAAATACTAAGACAAGTATTATTAAATTTTTCATTTTATATTATTAATTATAAATTGTAACTGAGTTTCGCTAATAACGTAATTTGATGTTTTTAAACTTTCGTTTTGTTTCTTACGCTTTTTAAATTTTAACTTTAATAAAGATATTAAACTATCAAGAGTTTTTTTTAATTCAGGGTCTTTAATTTGGTTTTCATTGAAAAACTCTCCAATTTCTTTTGAAACAGATTCAATATCGGAATAAGATTCGACTTTACGAAGTCTATCGAATAATGAAGATAATTTTTCTTTTTTTGTCATATATATAAATATATAATATTTATTTAATATAATCAAAATGGATAAAAATAAATTAATAAAATTAGCGAATAAATTTTCTGGAACATATTCTGATGAAATTCCATCTGATTTTTATAGAGAATTAAAGAGAATGTCTGATTATCATAATATTTTTGATAGTTATAACCCTATCGATACCGTGATTTTATGTTTTTTGGTGTCCGAAATAAATAGAGGCAACACCGATTTGGAAAACACCTACGACCAAATAAAAAATAACTTATATTCTTTTTGTATTGGTGAAATAACTGAAGAAGATGTAATGGATGAATGTGAGTTTTGTAGTGGGTACGGCACTCAAAAATGTTCAAGTTGTGGTGGTGATTCCGATATAACTTGTCACGAATGTGGTGGTGATGGAGAAATTGATTGCGATGAGTGTGGTGGTAGTGGTGAAGATGATGAAGATAATTCTTGTGATAATTGTGGTGGAGAAGGAAAAGATACTTGTTCAACTTGCGAAGGTACCGGATACGTAAACTGCCCAGATTGTTATGATGGTAGAGAAGATTGTGAATATTGTGAAGGTTCAGGTGAGATGGAAATGGATGATTATTTAGAAGTAGAACAAATGATTTATTTAAGTTGGGATAAAGATAACCAATTTTCTAATTTAGAAACAAAATCTGATTTGGATAAATTTGAAAATGAAAGTTATTTAAAAATCGTTAATAACCCTAAAAATATTTTAATTTGGGGTGATAATATAAAAACAGATATGTTAGATAAAGATGATTTTACTAAAGGTGATATTTTTTTAATTGATTTTACAACAAACCCTTTATTAAAAAATAAAGGTGGTAATAGGGGAATAATAGATATTAATTCAACTATTCTCTGATATAGAATCGTCAGTAAATCCGTCTAAACTAAGACCTGAAAAATATTCTCCTAAGTAACTAGCATCAGAATCTTTAATTTTAATTTTAAATTCATCTGGAATGCTATTTCCATAAAAATCCCCCATATCTTTATCTATTGAACTTTTTAATTCAATAAAATAATCAACCAACACATCAACAGAGTCTTGATTACCTATTGATTCCGAATTAAAATAAAGAGCTAAAAAAGTTTTACTTATTAGTGAATCTTTATCTTTAAAATAAGAATCAGATAATTCAAATCCAGAATATTTTGATAACTCTTCAAAATTAATTTTTAAATCAACAAATAGCGTATATCTGTATTTATTTTCATAATCAGGGAAAATATTAAAACCGCTAATAAAAGGATATTTTTTCTTTAATGCTTTTACAACCAGATCAATCCCTTTGATTTCTTTCTTACTTAAATTTTCAGTATTAGGCACAATTTTTTTTATATAAATATATTAAAATAACTTTCTAATATCATTCATAATTTTAATTTGTTGTAATTCCAACTTTCTAATTTCTTCTTTTTGTTTTTGATTAGGTTCGATATTTTGACCTTTAATTTCGGATATTTTATTTCCAATACGAGTATGTTCGTTTAATAATTGACCATAAAGGTTGGCTTTCATTTCTTCTGTCATAATTTAATAATAATATTAGATGATAAATATGTAAAGACTATGATTTTTTTCTTTTAACCTTTAACTTAGGCATATCCATAGTAATTTCCTTTTTGAATTTAACTTCCACTTCGTAAGGATTTACCATACTTATTTTACTATCAAATTTCCAAATTGAGATTCTAAATTCATCTTCATATGTTCTTTGCCATTTAGTACTTTTAGTGGTAGTAACTTTTTGTGTTGTTGTTTCTGTTGTGGTTGTTTTTTTCTTTCTCATAAGACAAAGGTATGAACTTTTTTTTAATCCACCAAATAAATTTTGTCATATTTTTTAAAATTTTTATGACATTTTGTCATACCCCTTTGTTTGGTATAGTTTTTAATAAGCGAATTTTGGAGTTGACTCCATAATAAAATATTAATATAATTAAACAAAAAAAAAGTATGGGAAAAATAATAGGAATTGATTTAGGGACCACGAATTCGTGTGTTGCGGTAATGGAAGGTAATGAACCTGTGGTGATACCTAATAGTGAAGGTAAGAGAACAACACCATCAATCGTTGGTTTTACAACAAGTGGGGAAAGAAAAATAGGAGACCCTGCTAAAAGACAATCGGTTACAAACCCCGATAAAACAATCCATTCAATTAAAAGATTTATGGGGACTTCTTTTGAAGAATCCAAAAAGGAATTAACAAGAGTTCCTTATAAAGTAGTGAAAGGTGATAATAATTCTCCAAGAGTTGAGATTGATGATAGAAAATACTCCCCACAAGAGGTTTCGGCAATCATCTTACAAAAAATGAAACAGACCGCTGAAGATTATTTAGGAACTTCTGTGACTGACGCGGTTATTACCGTACCCGCTTACTTTAACGATGCTCAAAGACAGGCAACTAAAGAGGCCGGTGAGATTGCGGGGTTAAATGTAAGACGTATCATAAACGAGCCCACATCGGCCGCTCTAGCTTATGGTCTTGATAAGAAAGATAAGGATATTTTGGTCGTGGTATTTGATTGTGGTGGTGGAACTCACGATGTATCAGTTTTAGAATTAGGTGATGGCGTTTTTGAAGTATTGTCAACAGATGGTGATACTCATTTAGGTGGTGATGATTTTGACAATACAATCATAGATTGGTTAGTTAAGGAGTTTAAAGATGAGAATGGTATCGATATTTCTAAAGACCCTATGGCATTGCAAAGATTAAAGGAGGCCGCTGAAAAGGCTAAAATAGAACTATCCTCAAGCGTTTCAACAGAGATTAACTTACCTTATATTATGCCGGTAGATGGTATTCCAAAACACTTAGTTAAGACACTTACAAGGTCTAAATTTGAACAATTGGTAGATTCTTTGGTTCAGAGAACTATTGACCCTTGTAAGTCAGCATTAAGAAACGCGAAATTAAATCCGAGTGATATTGATGAAATTATCTTAGTTGGTGGTACAACAAGAATTCCTGCAATCCAAGACGCAGTTAAGAAATTCTTCGGAAAAGACCCATCAAAAGGGGTAAATCCTGATGAAGTTGTAGCTTTAGGAGCGGCAATTCAAGGAGGTGTTTTAGCGGGCGATGTTAAGGATGTTTTATTGTTAGATGTTACACCATTATCTTTAGGTATTGAAACTATGGGTGGTGTGTTTACAAAATTAATCGAGTCAAATACAACAATTCCAACCAAAAAATCACAAGTTTTTTCTACCGCATCAGATAATCAACCAAGTGTGGAAATTCACGTATTACAAGGTGAGAGAGCTATGGCAAAAGATAATAAAACTATTGGTAGATTTCATTTAGATGGTATTCCACCCGCTATGAGAGGAACACCTCAAATAGAAGTCGTGTTTGATGTGAATGCAGACGGTATAATTAATGTTTCTGCGGTTGATAAAGCCACAAACAAAACACAATCAATTAGAATTGAATCTTCATCAAGTTTATCGCAAGAAGATATTGAAAGAATGAAAAGAGATGCGGAATTAAATGCCGAATCAGATAAGAAATCCAAAGAAGATGCTGAGGTTTTAAATATGGCGGATAGTACAATATTCAATATTACCAAATCAATGAATGATTTATCAGATAAATTAACAGAAGAACAAAAAACCGAAATTAATTCTAAGTTAGATTTATTAAAAGAATCTCATAGTAAAAAAGATGTTGAGTCTGTTACAAAACATATGGATGAATTAAATGAACATTTCCACAAAATTTCACAAGAAATGTATCAAAGTAGTGGCGATGGAGACCAATCAACCACAATAGACCCAAATGATGTTGAGTTTGAGGAAGTTAAGTAAAAAAAATAAAAATCCTTGGAAATCCCAAGGATTTTTTATATCTTTGTATTCTAAAATTAATAAACTATGTCAGGAGGAGCTTTTGAATATAACCAATATAAAATTGGTTACATTGCAGATGAGGTTGAACAACTAATCAGAAAAAATGGTAAAGAAAAAACCAAAGAAGAGATGAAAGATGAGGGTTGGAGAGACCCTGATTGGTATGAAAAATATCCTGAAGATAAATTTCATTACAAGTATCCTGATGAAGTGATTGAAAAATTCAAAGAAGGTTTGGAAATTCTTCGTAAAGCCGAAATTTACGCTCAAAGAATAGATTGGTTAATATCAGGTGATGATGGGGAAGAATCTTTTTTAGAAAGATTAAAAGAAGATTTAGGTAAATTAAAAAATCCCGATTAAAGTTCGGGATTTTCTTTTTCAGATTCTTCCTGTTTTTTTTCTTTTTGAATTTGGTTAATAATATAACCTGAAACCGCAAATTCTATACCTGACCAAATAAAAAGGTCTGAAGCACTCATTTTATTTATATTTTCCAATAGGAAAAATATCATTCCCCATTGTGCAATAACAAATGCTATTCCAGACTCAATTCTTTTCTTTGAGAAAAATGATTTTTTACTTGAGTAAATATTAACGGCTTCTTTAATTACCCATTTAATATTATTCCACCCAAAAAAGTATTTTTTCTTATTCATAGTATTGTTTTATACTATAAATATTTACATTTTCAGAATAATTATTATATTAACGACCTTGACCTCTATACTTCTTAGGTTTTTGGGCTTTAGGTCCGTATTTTTTCTTTATTTTTCCCTTTCTTTTAATCCCGAAAGTTACTTTAGATGATGATGTTGTTTTAGTTAATTTTGCCATATTTTTAATTATTTATTTATATAAATATTTTGCCAGATGAAATTTAATTTGTATATTAGTAATATGAAAAAAATATTAATTATAATACTAATTTCTGTTAGTTTGTATGTTAAATCGCAAAAAATAGATTTTAATAATTTCAATTCTGAAATTGCGACAAAAGTATTGGCGGAAACGTTTTTAAATTTTAGAGACACTATTGATTGTTATCGATCCGGTCAAAAATGGTCAGAAAATCATCCTGAGATTTTATTATACCCTGAACTAACCAAACCTAGATGGTCTGAATGGGTCTACAAAACAATTTCACTACCAAATTGTAGAGATATGGTATCCAACCCAACAACTATATCATATCATATAGACAGAAGTAAATGGTATGAGGATAATAGTAAACTTATAAGAAAAGAGTTCTATAAAAGTTATAAAGATATACCAAAAATACTTTATGAAAGTTCATTTATAGATTACGTGGAAAATGTTTACACATTTTATAATTGTAAATTGGAGACATATCAAGAATTGGCGGAAAGGACTATTAAAAATTGGGATGGGTCAATTAGACATAGTTGTGCTATAAGAGGACTTTCTCACGATGTGGTTGCTTATGAAAAATATAAATTAAAAATAAGAACTATGTTCGCGTGTTGCGTTCTTTATAGTAAAGAAACTAAAATAACAAGAATTTGTTTAAATTTTATAGAGTGAGTATTACCGATTATTTATAATATAAAAATTTTGCGGAATGAAATTTAATTTGTATATTTGTAGTATGAATAAAATATTAATATCTATTACATTGTTGTTTTCAACACTACTTTTATCACAAACAAAAGATGATGTTATTGACTTCAAAAAAATAAATTTAAAATTATTAGATTCTTTAGTATTTGAAGAGGCGATGAAAGAAAGAAAAAAGGCGAATGTTAGTAGAATGAAACACGATGAAGTTTGTGGTGAATCTGCGAAATATCAATCTGAGTATATGTCGCACTACTCAGTATTTAGTCACGAAAACCATAAAATTTTTCGTAATGTATTATTAGAAAAACATAGTGATAGATTTAATTATTTTTTGAAAAATAAAAAAATTAAAAAAGAATATAAAAATAAAATGGAGATTTTATTTCAATATAAAAATGTGACCACCATAAACTATATGGGTATCGATAAAAAAACTTACCAAAATTACGCTGAAGATATTATAAAGAATTTTATGTCATCAAAATTTCATAAAATTGCACTACTTTATGATATGATTAATTATGGAAATATGTGTGGAGAATATAAAACACACTATAATCCTAATACAGATTGTTTATCAGTTACAGGATTTTTTGTTTTAGAATATAAAGGTTACTCAGGTAAAGATGTTATATCTTTTGATAATTTTTAAAAAAATTAACTTTCCGACAATACAACTTTGTAAACACCTAATTCAACCGAACCATCAATGAAACGTTTTACACATAAAACACCTGGATCCGTTATATATCTCATATTTGCATATGAACCTTCCTCGTAATCGGTTAAATTACCCCAAGATAATCCATCAATTTTTACTTCATTTCCGGTGATTTCTCCTTTTACCAATGTTTTACCATTAATTTTACCCGTAACACTTAAATCAGGAATATCCCCATTAGATATTAATTTTCTAACGATATCATTATCTTCGACCGTTATAACGGAATAACCGGTATTAGATTTTATATTTTCAAGTACGTTAAGTTCATAACCTTTATAATTTATTACTCCTTGTTTTGGTTTTGGTACAACGGTAATCACTTTAGTTTCTTCACCACTTACACCTGAACCTAATTTTGGTTCAGAAGGAATAACCTCAACGTAAACACTTTTTTTACCTTCTCTAATGTTTTTATCTGTTTTATTAGGGTCAAAAGCGCTTTCAGGTTCATCGAATATAAATTTATCATCGGGAATATCCACATTTATTTTTTGTTTCACCAAATTCTTTAAAAACGTTGACATTCTTTTAGCTCTTTGTTCTGCCAAAAATAAATTACGTTTTGAATCGTCTCTTTCACCGCAATAAGGTTTATCACACCCTACTTTTGAGTGATCTAATCCTTTATAACCTCTAGGAACATCTAATGTAGGTCTGGCAGAATCCGCAAACCCCTTTAATTTAATATTCTTAATAGAATCTATACCCCCCTCATTAATATTTTTAATGATAGTATCTCTAATTAAGTAGAGAAGAGATTCCGCTTTAACATTTTTATTTACTTCCGGCGTTATCATATTATCGGCATAAGGAAATGATTCCCCAACAAACTCAAATCTTGTTAATTCTGGAGTATCTGATATAGGGTCTTTTTTTGTAATACTATATGGTAAATTTTTCCCAATTCCTGACGAAACTGACAATACATATAAATTTTCTTTGTAGCCAACATTGGATGCGTTAACAATTATTCCTCTATTATCCGTTGAAAAATTTGTAAATGATAAGTTTCCTGAAGAACCTCCATTCCAATTAGGGGCGTTTGTTCTAATATCGACACCTGACTTTTCAGGGTTATTTGATACGCCAACCAAATTTTGTTCACTTACAACAACACCTCTTTTATATGCAAAAAGGTAAGACATTCTCCCTAATTCTTCTGATAATATTTTTCTTTCCATAATTTTTTATTTTTAAAAAAGGGGATGGTAGCGAACCTCCCCTTTTAATGTTACCGTAACGATAACGATCCTAAAAGTCCCCAACTATATGGGGATTATTTTTCTTTTATTAAATTCAAACAACGTTTTAAATACTCCTTCGCTCTAGGAGTCGGGTCTTTATGATTTAAAACTTTTTCAATGTCCTTAACCAATTCTTCGCCGTGCTCATTTTCTTTATAAAGTTCAATTACTTTATCCATCGCGCTAAGACAATCTCCATTTGTTTCGTCATAATAATGTTTATTTCTGAACATATTAAGGTGATTCATTAAATCATATGATAAATGTTCACCACCATCATTAATATGAGGATGTAGTCTTAAAGTTCTTAAAATATCAAGAGCATCGACCATACCATTAATACCCCCATCTCTTTTATTCAAATTTGAGATGTATAAGTTAAAATCTTTTGATGTACCAACGATGTCGTCTAATGGAATGGTGTTAGTTGTTAAACATCTTGGTTTAGAATCTGTTTTTTCTTTTTCTAATGAGACATCCTCAAGTAATTGTTGTCTGATTATTTTACGAATTTTTTTTTCGTCTAATATAACTCTTTTCATATTAAAATCTTTTTTTTATAAATATTGTGATAATGATAAATATTTAGTCTTCTTTATCATTATTATCGAAAGGAAAAGATTGTTGTAACCATATGTCAAATATTAGAAAAACTCCCCACCATATTAATTTTTTAAAAGATTCTTCGTCTACTGATGTTGCCGTTGTAAATAATAGTACAAATACTTTATAGATAATTAAAAGTCTTATTATTATCGATATAACATAAAAAAAACTTCTCATAACTTAAATTCAAATCTATTTCTCATTATTTCTAATTTGTCATCAGGAACTCCGTGAATATTTTTACCCCCGTGTCTGTTCTCAACTACAACGGTGAAAAGTTTGTATCCGTATTTTTCGGATAATTCAAAGTAAGGTTTCATTTCCCACTCTTGGGTAAATGTATTTGATACCGCAATCTCACGATAAAATTGGTCATTAACTAAACTATCTTTCATATAAGTTTCAACCAATTCTTGACACCATTTATGTGCATCTTTGATTTTATTAAAGTCAAAATTATAGTTACCATCAACATCTATGAAATACTTGTCGGCTTCACAGACCAAAAAATCGTGACCAACCAATTTTTGAGCGAATGTTGTTTTACCTGACCCTGATTAAGGTACTCCCCTAATAAGATATAGAATCTTTTCGGGGAGTACATTTTTTTTTAAATTATTCATATATTTATTATTAGAGGTATGTTAGATACCGAATATAATTATAGATAAAAAAAAACAATATGACAAGTTTTAAAAGAAATTGTCCGAAATGTGAATGTGAAATAACATATAAAAATAAGTATAATATGTTAAATGCGGAAAAAAAATATTCTAAATGTAAAAGTTGCGGTTTAAAAGAAATAATGAACGATGAGACCAAAAAAAGAATGTCAGAAAGAGTTAAAGGAAAAAATAATCCAATGTATGGTAAGTTTGGTGAACTGAACCCATTTTTTGGTAAAAAACATACTGAAGAATCAAAAAATAAAATGGTCGAATCGAGGGATTATGAAGTTTATAAAACTGAAGAATTTAGGAAAAAAATTTCAAATTTAACTAAAGGAGAGAATAATCCAATGTATGGTAAATCAGTTTATACTATTTGGGTTAAAAAATATGGAAAAGAAATTGCCGATAAAAAGTTAATCGAACTAAAAAATAAACAATCTTTATTAAATAGAGGTAATAAAAATCGTATGTTCGGTAAGCCAGCCCCAAAAAATTCTGGAAATGGGATTTCTGGATGGTACAAGGATTGGTTTTTTAGAAGTTTACTAGAGTTGAGTTATATGATATATGTGATTGAACGTTTTAATTTACCTTGGGAAAATGGTGAATCTGATAAATATAAAATCCCATACGAAATTGATGGTATTAATAAAAACTACTTTCCTGATTTTGTAATAAATGAAAAATATGTAATTGAGTGTAAACCAAAAAATTTATGGAGAACAAAAATTAATGAAATAAAGTTTAAATTCGCCGAAGAATTCTGTAATAAAAATAATTTGATTTTTAAAATTAAAGATATTATTAAGATTAAAAAACCCGAATTAATGAGATTAATATCCTATGGGGATGTTGTATTGACAAATAAATGGAAGAATAGAATATAGTTTAATTTTACGATAAAAAGTGTTTACCGATTTTATTTTCTCATTCATATATCAAATATAGACATATTTATTAATATAAAAAAGAGGTTTATGAAAATAGATAATCTAATAGGTAAAGTTTTAAGTGAGATTAAAAATCCACCTATGAAATTGATAAAAGATGTTCAAATATCTGAAGAACTGAGTTACCATATTGAAAATAAAATACCTTTAAATGAGAATATTTTCAGAGTATATTCAGATAAATTCTTTAATTTAATTAATGAAGTTAGGTCTTTATATGATAAAAACTTAATCAGTTTAAATGAAAATGATATATGGATTGTTGAGTCCGATTTAGGTAAAAAAGTGTTATTGGAGAATGGTGATGAGGTTTGGTTGGACGCACCTATTTATGAAACTGATTTAGAAGACATATTAACTGAAGCTAAAAAGGGCGGAAAAAATGTAAAACTCAATAGTCCATTCAGAACACCTGGGGGTCCTAAGAAATTTGCGGTATATGTTAAAACACCAAAAGGAACCGTTAAAAAAGTTACATTTGGTGACCCTAATTTAAGGATAAAAAATGCTAATAAAGGTAGAGCAAAATCATTCAGAGCTCGTCATAAGTGTGACCAAAAGAAAGATAGAACTACCGCAGGATATTGGAGTTGTAATGTGTCAAGACATAGAAAAAAATTGGGTTTAAAGAGTAGTAGAAGTTGGTAATATGAAAATTGAAAAATTAATTAATATAATTAATCGATATTTTGATGAGTATGGTAATAAAAATATTATTGATGAATATTTTATTGACCACGATTTACAAGTTAGAGTTAAAAAAATAATGTCTAATCAAGGTAAAATATATATCTTTGTCGATACAGAACCCCAAGAATTAGAACACACTATAGAAGATGAATATGGAGAACCTACAAACCTTTGGTACGCGGTTTTTGAAGAATTAGAACAGATTTTAAAATTACTTAATATTGATATATACAGATATGATATTAGAATGTTCTTAAATTCATTACCGATCGGTTCTCAAAAAGATTTAGAAACATTTCCTTTTTTAGATGAAAATATTTCCAAAAAACTTAAAATAAGAACATTTTCTGAGAATGTTAAAACCGAAGAATTAAAATGGCATTTTGATGAACAAGATAGAGTGGTAATACCTCAACATAAAAATAATTGGTATTTTCAAATGGATAATGAACTACCAATTAAATTAACTGAAGGTAAAGAATATTTTATACCAAAAGGTGTGTATCACAGGTTAATTAAAGGTGATGGTGATTTAAAAGTTAAAATATATCTTAAATAACAAACATCATTTATTATAACGATTAAGAGCGTTTTCGGTGATAAAAATATAATCACTATCTTTAAATTGTTCTAAATCTTTTGAATTTGTATACGACATAGCCGATCTAAGATAATCCTCAAAGTTACTAACCCATCCATTTAAAGTGTACTCAATTCTATTTGTTTTTGAAATACCTTCAGATGTTGTTGGTTTATTTTTACCCCATTTTACTTGAACTTCTTTAGTACTCATGCCTCTAAAATCTTTATATAGACGTTTTTTTAATATTGGAAAATTTTCCCATATTAATTTTGTAGTTTTCTCACTAATCGGTATTAAATCAAATAATTTTGTTGGTGAACAAGATTCTAAAGTTTTATTTAAAATACCTCCTAACATAACATAATCAGCACCTAAAGCAATGGCTTTGATAATATCATCATAATTTCTAAATCCACCATCCGCTATTATTTTTGTTTTAAACCCGTTATTTTTTTTAATCATATAACATTCAGAAATTAAAGACGCCATAGGATAGTGAACTCCGGTATTCGCAGATGTTAAACAACCGCTACCACCACCAATACCGACTCTAACATAATCAACACCTATTTCACAAAATTTCTCAAATGTTTTTGGGTTGGCGACATTACCAACCATAATTTCATATTTTTCAGATTCTCTTGTCTCTATGAATTTTTTACATAATTCGTGTAATTTTTCCATATGACCATTAGCGATATCGACTAAAAATCGAGTCTCTTTAGTTTCTAATGAACCATCACTAAACCAATTAATTATTTTCTCAAAATCCGTTAACGATATTGAACTAAATGAATCATCTTCACCTGAAAAAACTCCTCTTGGTAAACATACCTCTAATTTGTTTTCGTGAAATAACTCACAATTATCCCCATCAACAACGGTATCCATTGGTGATACAAATATTGGTAATTTACCATTTTCATAAAAGGGATTTACCTCTTTTCTTGATGAAATTGAACTGATTGTTTCAGGAACTAATGTGATATCCTTAAAGTCGAATTTTTTATCCATTTTTTAAAAAACTAATATTTCTAATAAAATATAGTAAAATAAAAACAAATAGACAAATTATTATTTACCCTTAAATCTTTTTGCGATTTTTGATAATAATTGTTTTAATACCAAACCAGATACGGTTAAAAGACCAAACCCTATTAGTCTTTTAGATAGGTCACTAATTTCAGATGAACTAATATTATTCTCGGTAACCATATTATATAGTATGGGTAATAATGGTAATATAAAAGTATAACTTAATATGTTAGTTACTTTATGTAATGTAATACCTAAACTACCAATAAAATCAGAAAAAACAGATTTAAATTCTTTACTCTTAGTTAAGACTTTTTTAAATGGTTTATATAAACCTTTTTCTTTTATAGTATCGATAATTTTTTTGACGTATTCTTTATTATCGAGATAATAAGACGAAATAACCCCTGTTAAGATTAAACTAATTTCCAAATCAGATAAACTAGGTTCAACACCTCTTAAAAATTCTTCTAAAGGACCTACAAATCCGCCAATAGTTGCTCCCCAACTAACCAAAAACTCTAAATTAAGACCTATCTGACTTGATGAATCCTTAATAACTTTTTTAACAAATTCATAATTTTTTGATAATGTCTCAACAATAAAATCACCACTACCTTCAAGGATTAGTCTTCTTTTTTGATTTTCATTAATTAAAATTGTGATACCCATACGACAATAAATACTTTGATAATATTTATTATTAATAAAATACGTAAAAATATATGAGACCTAACGATTTAAATCCTGATTCAAGAATAAATCCAAAGTTAGAAATTGGTGATAGAGTATGTCTATTATTTATGGATGGTGAAAGTTTATCACCAGGAACTTGGGGAGTTGCGGGAGAATATTTTGACGCTGCCGGAGAGTGGATGTATAAAGTGACTTGGGATGACGGAAATTATGACAATATTGGTAAAAGAATAAGTACATTATCTCTCTCAATTGGAAAAGATACTTGGACAAAAGACCCATACTATACTAATAAAAAAAGAGGAATAAAAAAAGAATCTTATCTTATAACTAAAAAACAACTAATTAATTTGGTTAGTAAAGTTTTATAAGTTTAAATGTATTTATATAAAAAATAAAAATTATGAATCAATATCTTTTTAAGATGACAAGAGAAGAAAAGGAAAGTATTCTCAATAAACATAGAACTATCTATGATGGATATGTAACCAATTATTCTCAATCTAATACTCAACCATTATATGTTCAGGATTTGGCAAATGATAAGATGGGTTTAACCGTAAATAATAAAGGGGATGTTTCCGAATATAAAAATGTGGGAATTAATGAAATGAGATTCGATGGAAAATCGACAGGATTGTTTGATGAAGACGCTCAATCAGGATCGGCATTTCATCCTGAAGAAACTTTTGAGAGCGAATACCTTAGCGTTGGAACACCATTAGATATGATAGGTGATAGAAAAGATGATTTAGAACACGGAACTTTCGGTCACGATGATAAAGAAGAAACCGATGTTTTAGATTTACGAGTTGATGATGACATAACAAATGATGAAATGGTTATTAAATATATTGACGAACAGGATATTGATGAAGATGTGATTGAGCCTATACAAGAACAGGTTTTAAAGACACTTAATATGTTTAAAAGATTTAATAAATATTAATATGGAGGTTAAAGATTTAATTTCGTTTTATATAGATGATGTATCAAACTTATTAGAGGTGTCCTTTAGAACCATTGACGATGGTGAAGAACAATATAGACAGGACTTTATTAGTTTAGATGAAATTACTGAATTTGGTTATGATTTTTTAAATAACACTATAAATGAATCTGATGAAGATTATGAAGATATTGATGAATTATATAAAGGTTTAGATTATATTGATGATGATGAAATCGTCACTTTTTTAAACGAATATTATATGGTTTATCCAAAAAGAACACCCAAACCTGAATTGTTTTAATGAAAACAGATGTAAATACTTTAATAAATCTTATGAAGAGATTTACCACTATCGAGGATAAAGGTGAATTTTCTGAACAAGACGATGCAGGAGGAACATCGTCAGGGGGAGGAGGGTCGACAGCTCCTTATCCAACGGTAACTAAATGGGAGAGTGGAGCGACAAGAGGTCCAGCAAATCAAATAGGTCTAACTAAATGGAAAGATATAGTTAAAATAAACAGAGGTAAGGCAAATACCTTATTATAATTAATAGAAATGGAAAAAAAATTAAATAATTTAGTTAAAGAAAACTTAATTAAAACTAAACAAATGAAAGAAAGTCTTTTAGTAAAAGAAAGAAGGATTATCGAAAAGAGGTTTAGTCTAATCACCGAAAACAAAATTGTGAAAACCGAATCCCAAAAAGAGGAAGTTGTTTTAAAAGCTCTTAATGAAGTTGCGAAAATGATGAAAGAAAATTTCAATCATAATTTAATTAATGAACAATGGGGAAGTTTAATATCAGATATAGGTAGAGGTACTTGGGAGACTATACAAGAAAATATCGTCAGACAATTGTTAGTATCTCTTGGTATGGATAAAAATAGTTTTATGACTGACTTAATCGCAGTTTCAATTAGTAACATTAAATTACACGAAATTACTAAATTATTAGATTGTAAGTATTTGTCAGGAGAAATTGCACAAAATTTAGGGGAAACGATGGCATTAAGATTACAACATAGTGTTGGCGGAGGAATGGAATCAGGATTTGCGAATACATTAAGAAATACTTTAGCCGAAATAATTGGCGAATCAAACATAGGACAAAAGATGCAATCTAAAATTGCTGAGTTTATTTGTCCTGTAGTTCAAAAATTTAGTGGAAAATTTTCAGAGTCTTTTGGTAATAAATCAATTGGCTCCGGCGAGAAACCAGCGGGGTAAAACCCGGATGGGATAAACCAGTAACAGAAAGGGGGTATTCCATATCTAACAAGAGGGTGTCGAAAGACACCTTTTTGTTTTTATATAAATGAGTTTTTAAATTCTTCCCAAACCGATCTAATGTTTGGATTTAAAATGTCGTGAAGTATTGAGGGTTCGTGTGGGATACATTTTAAAATCATATTAGCTTCTTCAGGTGTCCTATCATTTTTAAATGCGTTACATTTACTACAACAAGTCACTAAATTTGTCCAAGTATTTTTTCCACCTCTTGATTTTGGGATTATATGATCGATGGTCAAATTTTCATTTTTACCGCAATAAACACACTCGTAACTATCTCTTTTTAAGATTCTTTCTCTATTTATTTTTAATGTCCTACTACGATATTTTATGTAGTAAAATAAACGGATAATCAACGGTTTAATGTAAGTTTTTTCGCCCGCAAGAATTGGTTTGTCTGAGGACTTTAATATTTCGGCCTTACCACTAATAACTAAATTAAAACCTCTATAAATTGAGGTAACATTTAAGGGAGAATAATCTGAGTTTAAAACTAAAACTTTATCCATATTTTTAAATATAAATAAAAAAATTTAATTACCAATATATATATTTATTTTTATGAAACGAAAAATTGTTGGTATCGCCTCTCTACCAGATAGAATTGAATCTTTAGAAGAAACTATTTTTAGCCTATATGATCAAGTTGACAAGATAATTATCGGATTGAATAATTATAAAGAAATTCCTTATTTTTTGGATATGAAAAAAATTGAATGTTATTTACTTGATAACTCATTGGGGGATGCTGCAAAATTTTATAAAATTGATAACTATATGAATGACTATTATTTCGCCTGTGATGATGATATTATATATCCAAATGACTATTGTGATGTCTTAATTGAAAAATGTGAAAAATATAAATCAATTGTTGGGTTACACGGGGTTATTTTAAAAAAACCTGTCACAAGTTATTATAAAAACAGAACCGTTTATCATTGTCTAAAACCATTAAATCGAGATATTGAAGTTGATTTACTTGGTAGTGGGGCTTGTTTAATTGACACTTCAATGTTAAAAATAAGTATCAATGATTTCCCAATTCCAAATATGGGGGATATTTGGTTAGGGGATTTATGTAAAAAACAGAATATACCATCATATGCCATTGAAAGGGGTGATAATTGGTTATTATATAATGAAAAAATGAATAATAAATGGACAATATTTGACGATTTTAAATCGAAAAAAGATATTGAACAAACCAAAATAGTTTCAAAATGGTAAAGACAACAATTAAATACAATAATACTAATATCATATTTGAAGGGTTATTTGATAGTGACCATATCTATCGACACTTAAACATAACTAATAATTTTTACGAATTAAAATTATTGGAGAAAATTAAATCTTTAAACCTTAAAGGAACTTATGTTGATGTTGGTGCAAATATAGGTAATCACACCCTATTTTTTTCTAAGTTTTGTCCATCGGACAAAGTAGTTTCAATTGAGTTATCTCAAAACATTTTTAACACATTAAAACGAAACGTCACTGAAAATAACAATCTTCAAAATGTTGAGGTGATTAATGTTGGTGTCGGTGAAAAATATAAAACAGTAACAATTTCAGATATGGATGTTACTAATGTTGGTATGACAAAAATAACCGGTGATGGGGGTGATGTTGTTGTAAATAGCTTAGATATATTGTTAAATGATTTTGAGGATATAAATTTAATAAAGATAGATGTTGAGGGTTACGAATCAAATGTTTTAGAGGGTGCTAAAAAAATAATATTAAAATACAACCCTATTATTATTGCCGAGCTTAGAAATGATGAGGAATTTAATAATTTTGAAAGAATTGCCAATGAGTTGGGGTACTCGACCGACAAAGTCAATTACGCATCAACCCCGACATATTTTTGGTATAAAAAAGAAGTTAAATATGATTTTGTATATATAATACCCACATACGAGAGATATGAAAAAATAAAAAATTTAATTGAGAATATATTAGAAAGTCATACAAATACATTAATCATTATTATAAATGATGGATCGAAAGATGATAGGTATTTAGATTTAAAAAATTTGAATAAAAATATTATCTATTTGGAAAATACTAATAATAATGGTAAAGAAAAGTATTGGGTAACCGTTAACAAATTATTAGATGAAATGTCTAAATATAAATTTAAATATGGGGTTATGTTGGCGGACGACTTCAAACTCATTAATGGATATTTTGAAAAATTAAAAACAATTATTAATGAAAATGAAATTGTTAGATTATTTACACAAAAAGGAATTGGAGAGACTAATTGGGGTTATCTAAATTGGGTTGACGGTGCTTTTTGTGCCCCACATTCATTTTTCAAGAAGATAAATTTTGAGTTACATCCAATCAACTCAACAGGTAAAATGAATTCATCCGGGGTTGGGTGTCAAATGACAAGGCGTTTGAATAATTTAAATTATAAAGTAAAGAATTACGGTTCTTTAGTGGAACATACCGGAAATGACGATTCAAAGATGCACCCGATTTTTAGAAAAACACAACCATTAATTAGTAATTTCGATATTAATGAAAAAATACTCACTATTATAATTCCAACCTATAAAAATACTTCATATTTACAAGAATGTTTAGATTCTGTTTTATTGTCAGTTAAAAATTTAGATTGTGAAATTATTGTAGGAATTGACGGATGTAAAGAGACATTAAATTATATAAAAACTAAAAAATTTGATAACAGAATTAGATTTTATTTTTTTGAAAAAAATGTTGGTCCTTACATTATTAAAAATTCTTTATGTAGTATATCTAACTCAGAAATAATATTATTCTTTGATTCGGATGATATTATGAATGAAAATATGGTTGCGGATATGTTGGAATTACATAAAACCAAAGACATTGTTAAACCTAAGTATTATGATTTTATAGACAATGTTAACAACCATAAAAAAATAACATATTACGGAGAAGGTGTCTTTTCAATTAAAAAAGAAGTTTTTATGTCTATGAACGGATTTGAACCTTGGAGATGTGAGGCGGATTCAAACTTTTCAAATAGAGTTTATAAAAACGGACTATCTTTAGGATTTACAAAAAATAATTGTTTTTTTAGAAGATTACATTCAAATAGTTTAACCCAAAGTCCTGAAACAGGATATGATTCAAAAATAAGAAAGGATTACAGAATTTTAAGTTTCAAAAATAACGGAGAATTAAAGTTACCTAGTTTAGTTACTGAAATTTTTACAGAAATTAAAGTTGAAATAATTGTTAATGACAAAATATCTAAAGATATTGAAATTATTCATTCAAAATCGGACTTAATTAAAAAATCGATAAAAGAATCTTTAAATAAGAGAAAAGAAATAAATTACAATAAAGTAAATTCTATAATAAATACTGAACCTGTAAAGCAAGATGTTAGAATAGTTTCAGAAAAAAAACCTATTGATAGAGAAAAACTCATAGAAATTAAGAAAGATTCTATACGGAAAACTATCGAAAAAGTAATACCTTCTAGACCAAATAGAAGAAACAATTTACCAAATATTTTTAGTGGTAAGAAAAATTTATGATTTTTATTTAGACTAAATCTAAATAAAAAGAATTTTAAATTAAATTTTGCCAATTAGGAAAAAGTTCATATATTTGTGGTATGAAAAATATAATCACCACCATTTTATTTGTAGTTGTAGTATTCACAATTGCTGAATATGTTAAAAACAACAAAGGAGAAATTAATAAAAATGTTAAACGTATTGAAAATCAGGTAGTTACGGAAACCCCTGTAATTTATGAAGAAGTTCGAACAGAGAGCGTTGATTATCAGTCCGTTAGAAAAAATAATCAACATATAAACATAGTTCCTTTAGGTAACATTGATTACTCTATACTTGAAGAGACATCTAATGTAATTAAAGATTTTTATGGTTATTCTACAAGTATTGGTAATCCTGAACAAGTTACATCAGATTTGTTTATTAATGGTGATACATTAGACGCCTACAAGTGTGTCACATCTTTGAGAAAAGATGTTAAAACTATCTATATTACCAACAATAATTTATACACAAAAGATGGTATGAGATTAAGAGGTTATACAACAATCTACGGTAATACTATTATTATGAGAGGTAAACCTGAGTTTATTAAAGAAACGACTATCCACGAAATCGGTCACACTCTTGGTTTAGACCATTGTTCTGATTTAACTTGTATTATGGCCATCGCTAATGACGAGTATGATAGTGGTGATTTCTGTTCTAAATGTAAAAATATAATCAATAATAATTAAAATTTAAAAACTATGCCTTATTTTGAAACTTATGCTGAAGTGGAAGTTGAAGTAGATGAATTCTTATCATCTTGCGGTTCTAAAGAAATTAAACAAGTTATTAAATGGTTAAATGAGGAAGGACATCTTACAAATGTAACGACTCCAATCCCTGAAAATGAGCAATTAATCTCAGATAAAAATTGGAATCAAAATTGTCAAAAATTATCTGAAATTAGACTTCAAATGTCTATGAAAGATATAGAAGTAATTGAAAACATTCTTAAAAAATACTAATGAATATTTTTGTTTTAGATTATAATCCAAAAAAGTGTGCGGAATATCATTGCGATAAACACGTTGTTAAAATGATACTTGAAAGTTCCCAACTTTTATGTGGTGTTCATCATATGACCGACCAAGTAACCGACCAAGTACCGTACAAGTTATCCCATAAAAATCACCCTTGTTCTATTTGGGTAAGAGAGTGTTACGAGAATTACGTTTGGTTATGTGATTTGGGTATGGAATTATGTTCCGAATATACTTATAGGTACGGAAAAAGACATAAATCTCAAGATGTTATTGAGTGGTGCATAATTAATAAACCTAAGATAAAAAGTATTGGAGAATTAACTCCTTTTGCTTTAGCAATGCCTATTGAGTGTAAAATAGGAAACGCCATTGATTCTTATAGAGAATATTACAGAAAAGAAAAAAAAGATTTTGCGAATTGGAAAAATAGGAATATCCCTGATTGGTTTATTTATAACTAATTTGATTTTTTTATTTCTTTTTTTATATTTATATAAATAACTCAACCTACCCAAGGAAATTGGGGGTCTTCTATTAAGAAGTTCTTTTAAGAGAGTAGAAACTATGTGTAACAATGAAAAAAATAACATACATATTTTTAACTCTACTTACTTTACTATGTATTAAATCATTTTCACAAACCGCATTACCCACATCAGGTTCTTTAGTAGGTTCTGGTTCGGGTTCTTGGATTGTACCTTCAAACGTATATTCAATTAAGATTGATGCTTGGGGTGGCGGAGGTGCGGGAGCAGGACAATCAACAACAGGAACAGGCGGTTTAGCTGGTGGAGCGGGAGGTTCTCATTCCATATCAACAATATCCGTAACACCTGGTCAAATTATTTATTGGGTGGTTGGAGCATCAAGAACTGGAACATCAGGTAACGCCGCAAATGGAAATGACACTTGGGTTAATGAATTAACTAACTCAGCACCCACATCTTCTAATGATGGTGTCTTAGCAAAAGGTGGTCAAAGTGCGGTAGGAACTACTGCGGGTGTCGGGACAACAACTAATTCGGTTGGACAAACAATATATCGAGGTGGTTCAGGTAGACTTGGTGGGGTAACCGCTGGTGGCGGAGGTTCAGGTGCGGGGACTTCTGCTAATGGTACTGATGCTACAGGAACTGCAGGAGCAACAGCCCCTTCAGGTGGTGGTAATGGTGGTAGTGGACACGCTTCGGGTGGTAATGGTACGGCAGGTTCAACACCTGGTGGTGGGGGTGGAGGAGCATTTAAAAACAACACCACATCAAGAAATGGTGGAGCGGGAGCTGCGGGTCGTGTAATATTAACCTATACCGCAATACCCGTTTGTGCCACACTAACATCACCGACAAACAATTCAACAGACATTTTATTATCACAAACTTTAAATTGGGGTGCGGTTAGTAACGCAACAAGTTATGACGTTTACTTTGGAACAAATAGTTCACCCCCATTTGTAGTTAATCAATCAGGTACTTCATATACACCAACGTTGTCAAATTCGACCACTTATTATTGGAAGGTTATTCCTAAAAATTCGGCAGGTACGGCTTTAAGTTGTTCAACTTGGTCATTTACAACATCAACACCTGGATGTACGAACGGAACTTTATATCCTTCTACAACATACTCACCATCTTGTTCAGGTTCTTTTGAAAACATTACAACATTAGGATATGCGGGTGAATACTCAAACGTTAGTTTAATCGCAAACGTTCAATATACATTTAATAGTTCAGTTTCCACAGATTTTATTACCATAACAAATAGTGGTGGAACAACAAAATATATTTACGGAACAACACCAATAATCTACACACCAACTTCAGATGAAGTTGTTCGATTTTATACTCATACTAATAGTAATTGTGGAACTCAGTCTGTTAGCAGAACAAGACAAGTAAAATGTAGTATTCCACCCCCATCAAACGATTTATGTTCAGGAGCAATTTCTACGACTTGTGATGTAACTTGGAATGGAAGTACTAATTACGCAACTCAAACAGGGGATTCTCCGAGTTGTTTCACAGACGTTTTTGAAACTTGGACAGCACCTGGTGTTTGGTATAAGGTGGTTGGTAATGGACAAAACATAACTTTAAGTTTATGTACAGGAACTTCATTCGATACTAAATTATTTGTATATACGGGAGTTTGTGGTTCTCTAACTTGTTTAACTTATAATGATGACGATTGTTCGACACAATCAAGAGTTACCTTCACTTCAACAAACAATACTGACTATTATGTTTTAGTCACAGGTTATGGAAGTGCTAAAGGAAACTTTCAGTTAGGTGTTACTTATACTTCATCACCACCAACTATTACAACCCAACCAATTAATTTACAAACTTGTACAACACCACAAACATTTTCAGTTGTTGCGTCAGGGGTTAGAACACCATTTACATATCAATGGTATCGTAACGGAGTTAGTATATCGGGAGCTAATAGTGACACATACTCAACATCAACCCTTGGAAACTACTACGTTCAAGTTACAAATAGTTGTAATCAATCAACAAACTCAAATACGGTTACATTATCTTTAGCGACAAGTCCGATTGTTACAATACCAAGTTCATCACAGATTTGTGCGGGTGGTTCAGGAACAAACAACATAACTTCATCAGTTACATTGGGAATACCGACATATACCTATCAATGGCAATTTAATAGTGGTAGTTGGTCAAATACGGTAACCACCTCAACAATAAATGCAACCCCAACCGTAACGAGAGATTATAGAGTTATCGTTACAGATGGTAATGGTTGTAAAGATACATCAAACATTCATACGGTTACGGTCATTCCTGACCCAATTAATCCAACATTAAATACTAAAACACCGAATACTAATAATGTTTGTGTCGGAACTGATTTATACGCAACATTCAATTCAGGTTCAAGTGGGGTTGGTTGTTCTGACATATTTCAATATACAATTAACGGAACTTCTTGGTCAAATTATATTCCTGGTACAACAATATCAACATCATCTTTAAG